AATTACAATATAAATCTTATTGACAAAGTCACTCATTGTGAGTGGCTTTTTATTTTGGATAAGGAGAGATAATCATGAAAAAACCACAAGATCATAAAAAGAAATCTGTACCAGAAAAGCAAGACGACTTCATCAAGATGCTAACTCAGTTACGAGAAGAGAAGGACATGGATGCCATTGCTGATCTATTTTGGAAAGTCATTACGGTATATGGACTGAAGGTAGATGAACTTGCAGCATTAAATTATTACATGATTAAGCAATCACTTGAGGAACCTGTCAATGCAACGTTTATAAAAGAACGATTGGAACTAGATGTTACGATACTAGGTATTGAAGGAGTATTGCAAGTACAACGTGCTTTGGTTAACACTTACCTTTCTAATATTGCCAACAATGATTGATGTATCATCCAAACAAACACGAGCAAAGTTCTATGGTTCATCAGAGTGGAGAAGATTAAGACAGCAGTGTTTAGAGCGTGATCATTATGAATGTCAATGGTGCAAACAAGAAGGTAAGTTAACAACCCAGTATGATTCTATTCTTGAAGTGGATCACATTAAAGAGTTAGAACATTATCCACAGTATGCCTTAGATATAGACAACCTTAGAACACTATGCAAAGACTGCCACAACAAGAGACACGGAAGATTTAACTATAGAGAATCAAAAAGAAAAAAGAAATGGGATGATGAATGGTGGTAAAGAAATATTTGAAAGATTATGTGGAAGACGGAAGATACACGATTGTTGTTGCTCCTAGTATGAAATTCTTATTGTTTTTGATTGAGATTTTGTATCCTACAGCAAGAGTAATGACTTCTGATGCGGATGCTATTGGTGGTAAAAAGCTATTAGTAGATAAATGGGCAGCTGATGGATTAGGTCTCAAAGCAGCATTGCCTAAGTATAGAGAAGAAGATATTGTGTATGAACACTTCACTAGACAGTTTGTTGAAGGAGATAAAGCATCTAGTGAATCCACTATAAATGAATGTGAAGAGCTTCCGATAATTAGTAAAGAAGTTAGGGAAGCTACTGGTTTAATTGAAAATATTATTGCAAGCCTAGAATCTTTTAAAGCTGACATCATAAAGGGGACAGCATTAATAGATAGAATCAATGTAGATAATACTTTTGAAAATGAAGGTAGCTACAACATGAATATTGATATTGATTTTAAGTCAAACTTAAAAAGTGGGAAATAACATACTCCCCATCGAAATATTTTGCCCTAAAGTGGGGACTGTGGGAACCGGTGGATGGGGTCAACTGTCTAAAAATATACGTTAAATTTTTTTATAGGGGGGTGATTGCTATTGAAAATGGCAGATTTGAAAAAACAGTTGATGAGTCAAATTGACGAAAACGATCAATTAGAAGTTGAAAAAGTCGAGAGATACCTTGATTTAGTAAAGCTTTATAAAAAAATGAATTCGTCTATTTCTAAGTATGGAACGATTGTAGAGTTTGAAAACGGAGCGCAGAAATACTTAAAAATCAATCCAGCAATCGCCGAAAAAGTTAAAATTTCACGTGCATTGATTGCTTTAGGAAAAGACCTTAATTTAGATGAATCAACAAAAATAGTGACTAGCGTTGACGATGATAATTATAGCGAGAGTGACTTAGTATGATTAAGCAAAAACATGTCGATTACTATATACAACAATATAAAAAAGGTGAAATAAAACTTAATAAAGAAAGAATTGAACTAATAGAGTATCTAGAAAGAGATATACTTTCAAGAGATGATATATATTTTAATGACAAAATGATAGAGGATTGCATCAATTATGGTGAAAAATGGTTTTTTGAATTACAGCCATTTCAAAAATTTTTGATTGCTTTCGTCTTTTTGTATTTTAAAAAGAATAACAGAAATTTTTATCGTAAATTTCTATGGATGTTTGGCCGTGGTGGCGGTAAAAATGGTCTTCTTTCTGTCGTTCTTAATTTTTTACAAACTGAATTACATGGAATTCTAGATTACAATATTTCGATTGTTGCGAATTCAGAAGATCAAGCAAAAACTTCTTTCGAAGAAATTTACAATACAATCAAGCGAAATAAAACACTTCAAAAAGCTTTCGAGTATGGGAAAACAGTTATAACCTCTAAAAAAACTGGTAGCTATATAAGATTTAGAACGTCGAATGGTGATACTAAAGATGGTTTAAGAGATGGAGCGGTGGCTTTCGACGAAATTCACCAATACCCTTCGAACAAAGATGTAAAAGTGCATATTTCTGGATTAGGAAAAAAGCCGAATCCTAGAGAATTTTATGTAGGAACAGATGGATATGTTCGAGAGGGATTTTTAGATTCTCTTAAAGAAAAAGCCAAAAGAGTGTTAAACGGTTCTAGTCGACCTAATGCTATTTTCCCTTTTATTTGCAAATTAGATTCAGAAGACCAAGTGACAGAATCAGAAAACTGGGAATTAGCAAATCCGATGTTTCATCAACCTTTATCAGAGTATGCCGAGAGCCTTTTAGAAACTATTTTTGAAGAATATGAAGACTTAGAGGACGATCCGTCAAATAGAGAAGAATTTATGACTAAGCGGATGAATTTACCAGTTACGGATTTAGAAAGATCAGTGGCTAGTTACGAAGAAATAATGGACACCAATCGTCCTTTACCAAGTTTAGAAGGTAAACAAGCAATTGGATGTTTGGACTTTGCCAGCTTGCGAGATTTTGCTGCATGTGGTCTTTTATTTAAAGATAGGGATGACTATGTTTTTAAAACACATTCATTTGTTAGAAAGCAATTTGCAGACATATATTATGGATATTCCAGGAAAGCATCAGAACAAACAAAAGAACGATTCGCACCGATAAAAGAATGGGAAAACAGAGGATTATTATCTGTAGTTGATGGAGCTACAATTGAACCACAAACAGTTGTCGATTGGTTTGTTGAACAACGATATAAATACGGAGTTACAAAAATTGTTGCCGATAATTTCAGAATGGATGTATTGAGACCATTACTAATAGCTGCGGGATTTGAAGTGGTTGTGATAAAAAATCCTAGAGCAGTCGATAGTTTACTTGCACCGAGAATAGAAACGGCGTTTGCTAATAGACACATCATTTTTGGAGAAAATCCGTTAATGCGGTGGTACACGAATAATGTATTAGTAAAGACCAACAATGATGGAAATAAGACGTACTTAAAAAAAGAAGAAGTCAGAAGGAAAACAGATGGATTTAAAGCATTTGTATGCGGCATGTATTTAGCAGATGAACTTACAGATTATAATTTCGAAGATGCATTTGATATTTTAAATGAATTAGATTTTTAAGCAAAGCAAACAAGCCTTTGGTGCACCCGAATGCCACACTTTCTTTTAAGGTATCATATAGAGCAGAAACAAACATACTTTCTATTATTCCTTTAAAATTTAGCATAGCATTCCCCCCTTTAACAGTTATGCAGCAAAAAACAAGTATCGTGGTTGTTATAGAGAGTGTGACATACACAGGATTCCCCGGGTTGTGATACAGAGCCCACCAAAGGCTTATTTGTATAAAAGTATACCATAATTACTGAAAGGGGGTGAATAAGTGAGTTTACTTGACTTGTTAAAAAGTACGTCAGCTAAAAACAAAGCTATACAAGAAATGTTGGATTTTGAGTTTATAAACGACGTATCTACTAGAGCATACTTAAAGCGCTGGGCTTTAGATTCTGTTTTAAATTTTGTCGCTAGAACCATGTCAACAATGCAGGTACAAATAAGAGGTGCCACGAAAGAAGAATGGGACTATTTACTAAACGTACGCCCCAATAAAGATATGTCAGCGAATGATTTTTGGCAAAAGTTCTTTTATACACTTTTAAAAAATAACGAAGTGTTAGTAGTTGTTTCCGATGATAAACAGTTATTGATTGCAGATGATTTTTATAGAAATGAATATGCACTATACGAAGATACGTTTTCGGAAGTAACTATAAAAAACTATACCTATAAGAGAAACTTCAAAATTTCTGAGGTTATTTACCTTCAATATAATAATGAAAAATTAGATAAGTTCACCGATGGTCTATTCAATGATTATGGTGAACTTTTTGGCCGTATCTTAGAAGTTTCTATGCGAAACAACCAAATTCGAGCGGGTGTTTCTATTGATCAAACGAGTAGTTTCGGAGATAGAAAAGACGAAAATGGAAGAACCAATCAAGAAAAATTACAAATATTTGTTAATAAGATATACAAATCTTTTAGGACTAACTCGGTAGCAATAGTTCCGCAGCTTAACGGTTTTAAATACGAAGAGTATACAAATAAAACGGGCTCGTCTAATCAATCTTTGGAAGAATTGGACCAAATGAAAAAGTCATTAATCAATGATGTTTGTCGTGCCATTGGTGTTCCTTCTGCATTAGTACATGGAGAAATGGCCGATCTAGAATTTAATCTAAAAGCCTATCAAAAACTTTGTATTACTCAATTGAAGGACAAACTACAATCAGAACTTAATAATAAAGTTTTGGAAAAATATGAGTACCAACAAGGTGTACGAGTGGTAATCATGAATGTTCTTAAACGTGATCCGTATGAACAAGCTGTACAAATTGATAAATTAATTGCTTCTGGAGTATTCACGCCTAACCAAGTGTTAATTGATTTTGAGTATGAAGAATCAGAGGAAGCATTTATGAACGAGCATCATATCACTAAAAACTATGAAAAATTGAAAGGGGGTGAAGATGAAAATGACAGTGAAAATCAAAGTTAATGGGCCAATCATTTCTAGTGATGATAAATGGTTCTATGATTGGTTTGAAATGGAAGCAACGTCCCCTAAAGATGTTTTAGATTTGTTGCCTGCAAATCACAATGAAGATGTAGAAGTAACTATCAACTCTAATGGTGGGCTAGTAGATATGGGAAATGAAATATACACAGCTCTGCGTTCTTATGAGGGCCATGTGAGAGTAAACATTGTAATGGCTGGAAGTGCTGCAAGTATCATTGCGATGGCTGGTAACACAGTTGCTATTAGCCCAGTTGGTCAAATTATGATTCACAATGTCGCAATGGGGGCTGGCGGTGATTATCATACAATGGACAAAGCAAGCGAAATTTTACAGAAAGCTAATAAATCTTTAGCTAATGCGTATGTTTCAAAAACAGGTAAGGCCAAAGAAGAAATTTTAGCGTTGATGGATAAAGAAACATGGTTAACCGCAGAAGAAGCTGTTGAAAATGGTTTTGCGGATGAAATCATGTTCGAAAATACCGAACGCCCATTATTAGTTGCTGATGGTGGAAGTGGTCTTATTTCAAAAGAAATTATCAATGAAGTGAAAAAACTAAAAAATCAGCAGAACGAACCAGTAGTAATGGTCAATAAAAAAGAATTAAAAGAAATGATTGCTGAAGCAATCGTAAAAGTGAAGCAAAACGAAATTACAATTGAACAAACTATCGAACCCAAAGAACCCACGAACGAATCGCCGTTTGCTAGGTTCTTATTTTAATACACATTTTTAGGAGGAATTTAAATATGACAATCAATTTAAAAGGAATGGTCAATTATCAAGAAAAGCGTAAAGCTTTTATTGAATCTATAAAAAATGGCGATCCACAGGAAAAACAAAATGAATTATACGAAGCATCTATGAATGCTTTAGCAGAAGACATGGTAGCAGAAGCAAAAAAAGAAGCTCGTATGGAAGCAGAAGAATTTATCAATGCTTCAAAAATGGATAAAGATATTACATCTCAAGAAGTGAAATTCTTTAATACAGTCACTGAAACAGGCTGGAAAGATGAAGAACTACTTCCTGAAACAACAGTGGATGAAATTTTTAATGATTTAACAAGAGAACGTCCATTATTAAAAGAATTAGGATTAAAATATACAGGGTTACGATTGAAAATCTTAAAATCTGATCCAAAAGGTGCCATTGTTTGGGGTAAAATTTTCGGCGAAATTAAAGGTCAGTTAGATGCAACCTTCAGCGAAGACGATGCAAAACAAAGCAAAGCAACAGCATTTGTTGTATTACCAAACGATCTATTAGAATATGGTCCTGTTTGGATTAAACGTTATGTAACTACTCAAATTAAAGAGGCATTTGCTGTTGGCTTCGAAGATGCTTTCCTAAATGGCGATGGAAACGATAAGCCTATTGGTTTAACTCGTGACTTAGCAAAGGGAGCTACTTCAAACGGTGTGACTACTTATCCAGAGAAAGAAGCAGCAGGAACTTTAACTTTTGCCGATGAAAAAACAGCGATTAAAGAATTAAAAGAAATGCGTAAATACCATTCTGTTAAAGAAAATGGCAAACGTATTTCTGTCGCTGGGAAAGTAGTTATTGTTGCGAGCCCAGATGAAGCTTTGGATATTGAAACAGAGTTTACTTCTCGTAATGCAATGGGAGACTGGGTTACGAAATTACCGTTTGGATTGCGGATTGTGGAATCTGATTTCCAAAAATCTGGAAAAGTTACCACTTTTGTTAGTGGTCGTTACGATGCATTTGCTGCAGGAGCATTAGTGATCAAAGAATACGATCAAACATTAGCTTTAGAAGATTGTCGTTTATTCACTGCAAAACAATTTGCGTTTGGTAAAGCACAAGACAACAAAGTTGCAGCTGTATGGACATTATCAATTAATGGAGACCCAGAGACGGGGAAGTAGCGATCCCCGTGATTGAAAAAGTCACGCCAACAACAGACGGGGCTGTTGTAAATCTGAAATAACAGGGGAGGGATTCAATGACTAATGAACAAGCATTAGAGTTAGCCAATCTGAACCTAGAAAAATTTAAGAAGCGGATGAAAATTTTTGGAACGTCGGAAGATGAATCGTTAACGGAAATTTTAGCCGCTTCTTTTTTGCGCCTTGATTCTTTGATCAATCCAGTTAGACCAGAAAGTGATTTAACCTTCATAGAACTTGTATTTGAGCGCAGCCGATATGCCTATAACGATTCATTAGAGTTTTTCGAAACAAATTTTCAGCCAGATATATTAGCGCAGTCTTTAAAATATGCGGAGGTGTTCAACGATGATACACCCTAATTATAAAAAGCCTAAAATTAATAGTGGTAGTTTGAAAACACGTGTAGAATTTTGGGGATTTGTTCCAAATGATGGACCAGAGCCAGGAGAAGAAAAAAACGAAAAGCTATATGAATGCTTTTCTTTAGCTTACAATCCATCAATGAAAGACATGGAAATATTGAACGCAAAAGGAACTAAAGAGGGGCTGACAATTAAAATCCGTGATCCACACCAAGACTATATCCCTAGCAACAAACATAAAGTTGTTATTGACGACTATAGAGCTTTACCAGTGGGCAAAGAATGGGAAATCGTAGATGTTTCACCAGATTTTGAAGATAACCGTTTTATCAAGATTGTTCTAGGGATAACGTCATGAGCGAAGTGACGGGGTTAGAAGAAATTCTCAAAAATATGGAAGATAAACTAGGTCAAGCACGAGTAAATAGAATTTCAAACAAAGCTTTAAAAAAACAAGGCGAAAGAAACAAGCAGACTGTTAAAAAATACATGGCTAGTTATATAGATTCCGGAAAAACGCATGACTTAGTTATAAGTAGTGGTGTGAAAAGTAATCCAAAACGAGTTGAGACTGGCTGGGCTTCAAAGGAACGTGCGCCTATCGTCCATTTAAATGAGTTCGGCTATACGCGCTATGGTACTTATGTACGACCTCGTGGAATGGGAAAACTACAGGCTGCAGCTGATGAAATTCAAGCGAAAGCATTTGGAGAGATGAAGTCGAATATGGAGGAATTAGCTAAATGAAAGACATGATGATGGAAGTTTACAATGCCTTGATTGAAAATGAAACAATTAATGAGCTTGTGACACCTCAAAGAATTAAATTTTATGAAGTACCAGAAACTTTGGATACTACCAAGCCTTTCATTATCATTGATAACTTTCTTGGTCCACAAAACAACGCCTATTTTGCCAACAACAAAGCTTTGTCAATTCGCTTCAATTATCAAATAAATGTTGAAAGCATGGACAGAATGGTAACCAAGCAAATTTCTAAAGCAGTTGAAGAAACGATGAAACAAATTGGATTTGGTCGCCTAGATGGTGGCTTAGATCAGTACTTTAACGAAACAAAACGTTTTGTAGATGCAAGACGTTACAGAAAAAATACACAAATTCACGACACCGACTATTAAGTTGGTGTCTTTTTTTTAGGAGGAAAAAATTTATGCAAACATACGGATTTAGCAGAATCACTATTCAACAATTGGACAATGAATTAAAGCCAGTCGCTGGTAAGAAACATGTCATTGATGGCAAGCCAAAAGAAGGGGCCGCAGCAAGCTTTGAAATTACAGGACTAACCAAAGAAACGTCAAAAGTTTTCGGATCAAATATTGCATACTACGTGGCACGTAAAGGGCACGGAGATATTGCAGCAAACTTAGGTATCTTAGATGTACCATCAGCCATTGAACATGAAATGTTAGGGCATAAAAAAGCTAGCGAGGAAAGCAAAGTTTATCATATTGGCGAGGATACAGAGCCACCTTACTACGCAGTATTAATCGAATCAGAAGATTTGTATGGCGAAAAACTTGGCTTCGGTATGTATGCAGGCACATTCTCATTAGATGGTGTCAAAGGCGAAACATTAAATGATGACGACTTTACGCCAGAGCCTGGCGAATATGTTTATTCTGCTGTTTCTCGTCAAATTAACGGTAAAAAAGTTACTGTCGGTTTTGCAGATAATTCAGAAGCTCTAGCGGAATTGACAACAGAATTATTTGGTGAAGAAACACCAGCCGAGGAAAAGTAGCAAGCCCCACAGTGGGAGCTGTTACTCCCACCACAGATGGGGCCAATATTGAATTAAGTTAGGAGGACAAGAAATGTCGTTTATTCCACCAGAAAAATTTAGACTTTATAAAAAAGGTGAAACTAATCCTGTTGCAGAAGGTGTTTCACCTTTAGCTATTACAGGAATTGCCGCAAATACGGATGTTTTAGCAGGTGACTTTACTGTCACAGGTGTTGCTACTGTTAACGGTGAAGAAAAAGAATCTGATCATGTGGATGTACCAGCGTTTAAAACACTACCTATCGCAGTTACTGGAATTACCTTGGATAAGACTGAATTAGCTTTAAAAGTTGGTGAAACAGCAACGTTAACACCTACAGTCATGCCAGAAAACGCAACAAACAAAGCGTATAGATTCAGTTCTGAAGATGCAGCGATTGGAACGGTAACGCCAGTTCAAGGAAAAGTAACAGCCGTTTCGGAAGGTGTTACAAAACTTGTTGGCACAACTGAAGACGGTAATTTTACAGCAGAATGTACATTAACGGTAACAGCAGCAGAATAAAAATTATTGATTAAGGACGGCTTTAGTTAGTCGTCCTTTTTTTGGAGGTTAAAAAATGGAACGCAAAATTGAACTAACTTTACGGATTGATGGCGAAGAAAAAACTTTTACTCAAGACTTTGTGCCTTTCTCAAAACGTAATGACTATATTCGTTTAGAGAAAGAAGTAGAAGAAGCAGCAAAGAAACGTGATAAGGAGCCAATACAAAAAGATTATTTGGATATGCAAATTCAGTTTGTCGCAGATCTGTTTGACGAAAAAGAAGTGACTAAAGAATCAATCATGAATGGATTAGATTCACTAGACATCGAAAAAATTTGGGAAATCATACGGTACCGTGTTTTGGGATTCTCAAAAGAAGATGATGAAGAAGCAAAAAAAGCAATGACGGAGGAAATTTAACTTGGTCCGAACTTTATGAATTACAAGTTGATTTTGTCCGTGATGCGATTACCAATCTTGGTTGGACGATTCGAGATTTCATGAATACTGATTGCTTGGATATTGATGAAATCTTATTAAAAGCACCAAAGAAAAAGAAAACTAAAAAGAAAAAACAAGAGGTGCGACCATTAAGCAAATTAGTCAAGCGTGGTGGTGCATAAAGGGAAGGAGGTAACTAAATGAGTGGTGGAACGCCGTTAGGAAATATGGTCATTAAGTTGGGCTTGGATAGTTCTGATTTTGGTCGTGGTGCAGCAAATGCTAAAAAAGAAGTTCGTTATTTAGCCAAAGAAATGCAAGCTAATGCAAAAATCGCTGATATGGCGGGCAATCAAATGGGCAAGCTTGGCACTCGTTTTGATGGTTTAACTAAAATCATTGGAGCACAAGAGAAACAAGTTGCTGCGCTGAAAAAAGCTTATGACGAATCTTTTGTAGATGGAAAAGCGACAGAATCCACCAAAAGGCTAGCAACTCAATTGCAAGATGCCAATGGAAAACTAGCAAATTATCGATCTCAATTAATTCAAACAGCTGGTCAGATGGCAGAAATGCAAGTCAAAACCACTGGTGCCACTGGCGCCATTTATAATGCCAGCGAAAAAATGATTTCTAGTGGGCAAAAAATGGAAAAAGTGGGCGGAGCTTTAACAAAAGGTATAACTTTGCCAATTCTTGCTGGGGCTGCAGCAGTAACAACGGCCGCTGTGAAATGGGAATCTGATTTTGCAGGTGTGAAAAAGACCAATGATGAAGTTGTGGATTCGACAGGTAAGGTTGTTTACTCATACAAAGATTTAGAAAATGGTCTTCGTGGACTAGCCAAAGAATTACCTTCAAGTCACACGGAAATTGCAAACGTTGCAGAAGCAGCAGGGCAGTTAGGGATTAAAACTAAAAATGTAGTTGGCTTCACCAAGACAATGATTGACTTAGGCGAGTCAACGAACATGAGTGCAGAAGAAGCAGCAACTGCTTTAGCTCGATTGGCCAACATTACAGGAATGCCACAAACGGAATTTGACAAGTTAGGTTCTGTGATTGTTGATTTAGGGAATAACTTTGCGACAACCGAGTCAGAAATAACCGCAATGGGATTACGTCTTGCTGGTGCTGGTCACCAAGTGGGAATGAGTGAAGCTCAAATCATGGGATTTGCGGCTGCATTGAGTTCGGTTGGTATTGAAGCAGAAGCAGGCGGTTCTGCATTTTCTAAAGTGATGGTTGAAATGCAATTGGCTGTAGAAAATGGAGCCAATGCATTTGCAGGGTTAGAGAGTTTAAGCCAACAAACTGGTGTATCTATGGAACAGGTTTCTAGCGCTGTTAGAAATGGCGGTAAAGAGTTAAAAAACACTGCTGGTGCAATGGGGTTAACTAGCAAAGAATTAAAAACAATGCATAAAGAAGCCACCGATGCATCAGGAAAATTAAATGATTTTGCAGAAGTAGCTGGAATGTCTGCAGAACAATTTTCTAAAGCTTTCAAAGAGGATGCTTCAGGTGCTATTATCAAATTTATTGAAGGGCTAGGAAAAACGAAGGAACACGGACAATCTGCAATTGCTGTTTTAGATGATATGGGGATTACCGAAGTTCGTCTTCGTGACAGTTTGCTACGTGCAGCTGGTGCCAGTGATGTATTTAAAAGTGCTGTAGATCGTGGAACTAAAGCATGGGGAGAAAACACCGCTTTAACAGAGGAAGCTAACAAGCGATATGAAACTACTGAATCTCAATTAAAGATGCTTAAAAATGAAGCAGTTGACGTAGGTATCACGTTTGGTGGTCCTTTAGTAAAAGCATTGAGAGATGCGCTTCAAGCAACTAAACCAATGATTAAAATGGTTACGAACTTGGCGGAATCTTTCTCAAATGCTGATCCTAAAACACAGCAAACAATTGTTAAAATGATTGCATTAACTGCTGCAATGGGGCCTGCTATTAAGTTAACAGGTACTTTAACGAAGGGTGTAGGATTTTTAGGCAAGGGCTTTGTTGAGACAATGGCCGCTATGTCTAAAAAAAGAGCGATTGAAGATGTTACAAAAGCTTTTGCAGAGGGTAGTTCTGTTTCTGTTGGATTCGGAAAAGGCATTGCTTCTTCTGGTTCGGCATTAGGAGGATTGACTGCTAAAATCGGAGGAACCACAACACAAATTGGTTCATTGACTAAAGGGTTTAGTTTATTGAATCCTTGGGTGTTAGGTGCAACTGCAGCGATTGGAGCAGGTGTAGCAGTGTGGAAACTCTGGGGAGAAGAAGCTTGGAATAGTTCTCAACGTGTTAAGCAATGGGGAACTGATGTCGGACGAGAAGTTGACAAAACCTTAAACGGGGTGCGAGACAAAACCAAAGCCGCAAATGGTCAGTTTGGCTTATTAAAAGATGGATTTAATCAATCAGATGCTTCTAAAATGGCAGAAAATTTTGAAGCAGCGGGTCAGTCTCTTGAAAAGTCTTTAAATAAAAAAGTAGATGGATTGAATCAATTATTAAAGCAGTTACCAGGAACCGCTACAGACTCAATGAAAGAAATCATTGAGAATGAGAAAAAACTAAATCAGTCTGCTGTGGAAGAAATCCAATCGAATAATAAGCAAATTCAAGAGATTAGACAAAGGGCTGCAAACGAAAATCGTCAATTGAGTGTTTCTGAAGCTCAAATGATTAGTGATTTATCAAAGAATACTGCGGAAGCTTATGTTAATACTCTGGATGTTTCGGCGGAACAAAAAAGAACTATTTTGAAATCAATGACTGGTGATGTAGCGAATGCTACGAAAGAAGAAGCAGAAATATGGTTAAAATCATTAGGAGAGCAAAGGAATGCATCACAGACTCATGCCGCTAAAATGAAAGAAGAGCAAAAAAAATGGTTGAAAGATTGGGGATATAATCTTGATGGTGAATTTGCTCAGAAGTATCTTGAAGAATGGGATAAAATAAACGAGACTACGACTGAAGGTTTTGATAACCAAATGGCGGCCATTGTTGAGAAATTCCCTGAACTAAAAGATAAAATTCATTTGGCTTCTGGACAAGTGATAAAAGAGAGCGGAAATGCTTCACAATACCTTATTGAAGATAACGAGAAGTTATTGGAGAATGTTACCAAAACAACAAATAAAGTTGCTGAAAATGCTAAGAAGAACGCTGAACAACTTAAATATGTTGGTAATGAAGCAAGTGAATATGGGAAAATGTGGAATAATCTTGTTCTTGATCCAAAAACAGGCGAAGTCAAAACCAATGCGCAAGAAGCAGTTAACGAAGCTGCAAATTCTGAAAAAGGATGGAACCAACTCCTATATGCTTCCAAACATGCCGACCTAAAAAGTAATGCTAAATTAATGATTGCCGAAGCAGCAATTGCTAACGGAAAATGGGACGGCATGACGTTTAAGGAACAACAAGCGCTTTTAGATACAAATGCCAAGAAGACTGTAACTCAGGCATTACAAGCCAACGGAAAATGGGACAAACTTCATTTTGAAGAGAAGAAGGCCATTCTGTATTCTAATACCCCTGAAAAAATGGCTGAAAATATGCTTAATCTTGGACTTTGGGAAGATTACAAGTTACATGACAAAGAAATTAAAGCTGATAACAAAGAGTTTTTAGAAGTACTTAGTGATTCACAAGAAAAAATTGTCAATTGGTCTAATATACCAGATGATGTTAAAGAATTTTATGCAGATAATCAAGATTTACTGACAAAAATTTATGGATCAGAACGAGCCTTTAATGCTTGGAAAAATTTACCAGATGAAAGCAAACTGCTTTTAGCAAATAACACGGATGTGCTACAAAAGATTCTTTCTTCAGAAACATATCTAACAAATTGGAATAACCTTCCAACAGACCAGAAAAAAATGCTTGCTAATAATGATGATTTACTAACAAAGGTAATGAAATCAGAAGAAAGTATGAATGCGTGGAATTCATTACCTAATCCAGTAAAAAAAATGCTTGGTAATAATGAAGATTTAAAAGCAAAAATAGCTGATGGAACATTAAGCGTGCAAACTTATGACCAAGTAAAGCCACAATTAAAAAAATTACTCGGAGATGCTTCCAATGTATCAAATCAATCACAGGTAGGTATTCAAAACTTAAATGCATTTAACGCAAACAATCCAGCACAGAAAATACTACGTGGAGATTCTTCAAATGCACAAGCTGCAGCTCGACAAGGTGGCAATGCATTGAACACCTACAATGCCAATAATCCAGGAACGAAAAACTTGCGAGGAAATGCAGGTGGAGTTGTCGGTGCGGCTTCAAGTGGTAATAGTAGCTTAAATATTTTCGCAGCAAACAATCCAGTAGAAAAACTATTAAGGGCTAATGATCAAGCGAGTGGACCAGCATCTCAAGCGAAAAATGCAGTAAGTGACTTTAATTCTGGCCCTTCGGTAATTACCAAAACTTTAAACGTAGTAGCTAATTTAGGCGCTGGCGTAGCAAAAATTTTAGGGCTCGAAACAGGAACCAATAATCATATTGGTGGTCCGGCAATCGTCAACGACCAAAAAGGACGTACTTATAAAGAGTTGGTAATTCCTAAAGGTGGCGTGCCTTTCATCCCAGAAGGTAGAAATGTATTCTTGCCAGATTTACCAAAAGGATCAAAAGTAATCAGAGCTTCAGAAACAAAAAAATTAATTCCTCATTATGAAAACGGTGTGGGTGTTCCGAGAAACTCTTCAGTTGTTAAAAATCTAATTGCTGTTCAAGATTCACATGAATCGAATGATTTTAGCGAACTTGCTTTTCTTATGCGTGAAATGGTTTCTTACTTAAAAGACGGCAATATTAAAAATATGGAAGTGACACAATATATCACAGGTGCAGACACAAAAACACCGAGAGAAACGGCGATGGAAACAAAACGCCAATTGCGTGATTTAGCGAGGGGGTTTAAATAGTGAAACTAGAATTAGTTTATACGAACCAAAATGGGGAGCAACTCGTTTTTAATGAGGAAGCTCCTTATTTTTTGCAAAACGTCGAGGGATTAGAAGCACCAGAAAATGTTGTTTTAGCAGAAGAAGTGTTTGGAGAAGATGGCGCAAAAGTTGTCGGCATCCGCTTAAGCACTCGGAAACCGTTGTTAGAAGGCACTTTAATTGGAAAAACAGAAGAAGAAATTTATCAGCTGCGCCGAGATATGATTCAAAAAATCGATCTAAAACAAACAGGTAAGCTAACTCTTAAAGTCTATGACAAGGAGTATGAAACCGACGTATTACCAATCCAAGCGCCTAGTTTCAAATTATACGAGGATAATCCTTATAAGGTTGATGAATGGAACTTATTCTCTTTACAGTTTGAAGCATTCGATTCTTATTTCCGTGATGTATCGTTTTATAACTCACTGGTTCCTTTGGCAACATTGAAGCCAACGCTTATTTTTCCACTGGTTTTTGTTCAAGGCGAGAAGCATACGTTTGGTCGCTTTGAATCAGGGAATATTGAAAAGATTGTAAACAATGGAGATGTGCAGGTTGGAGCAGTTTTTCATATGAAATGTGTAACAACCGTGACTGATCCGCAGATTTACGATGTGACAAAACAAATCTTCTTTGGATTTAAAGGAACCTTTGAACCTGGAACAAGATTCGAACTTTCAACGGTACGTGGAAAGTTGTATGCGAAAAAAATTGTTAATGGTGTAGAAACTAATGCTGTTCCAGAACGTATGGAGGGTAGTAGTTTCTTTCGATTATCTAAAGGAGATAACTATTTACAACTAAAAGCGGCCAACAATTCTCAAAATGGAATTACATGTGAAATGCAATTTACACCATTGGTTAGCGGGGTGTAGCTATGGATTTTATGCCATTGCCTTTTGTAGAGGTGTTCCGAAGAAAATCTGGCTTTGATTATGAGTCAACGGCAGTTCTGGACATATGGAAATCAATGAGTGTCAAAGAAAATTTCAAGTCAGCCAATACTTTTGAAACGGTTGTTCTTTTAAAGTACATGCCAAAAGAATTAATGGACGAAGACACAGTGCTATTAATTAATAATTGCTTTTACTATATTGATTCTATTATTTGCGATGATTTGAGCAGTGGATTAATTACAATTTCTGGGAAGTCTCTTTTTGCAAAATCTGGTAAGAGAATTGTTTATCGAATTTACAATCAAACAAAAAGACCAGAGCTGATTTGCTACGATCACTTACGGAACGAAGTGGTCTCTCCGTCAGATGCTAAAAGAAAAATAAATTACTTATCTGTTGAACAACCGCCAGCAATTACTAATTCAAACATTAGTTATCAAAACAGTTATGGGAATGTTGAAGAAGAAATAGAGGGACTGTGTGAAAGTTACAATTTTGGTTTTGACGAAATTCCTATCTCGAATGGGCGTATTGGCTCAACATCAAACGGCCAAGTTGGAACAAATATTCGTTTTAGAAAAAGTGAAGATGTTTCTAGTGTAGTTCAATTTAGTGCAGAGTTTGAAAATGTCACTAATGAATCATTAGAAAAGAACAACTATGATGAAGCGACTACAGCTCTTATTTATGGAGAAGGCGAAGGAAAAGCTCGGAAGCATACTCAAGTAAATAACAATTTGAGTGGCCTCGAACGAAAAGAAATATATGTCGATGCTCGTGACTTACAACAGACTGTTGATGATGTAAAAATGCCAGATGCACAATATATTGCCACATTGCAATCAAGAGGAAAAGAAAAATTAACTGAACAACCAAGAGTTTTGGCATTGAATGGGACTATCAATTTAAATGATAGTCTTTTTGTTTATGGTCGAGATTATAAATTGGGGGATCGTGTAAAACGTATTTCTACTTTTGGCTATTCAGATACAGTGGTTCTAAATTCTGTAACTCAGACTTGGGATGAGAAAGGCTACCATATTGACGGCGAATTCGGTAACCAAAGTAAAACAATTATTGATGTAATCAAGAGAAAAGGAAAGTAGGTGGTTATTTTTGGCGGAATTAAGTTTATTTTATGATGCCGTTTTACAAGATGATGGCACATACGATCGTGCTTATACATCGGCAGACTGGGCAAAATACTTTGAAAATATCTTTCGCAACGGTGTCATGATGTCAGTCGGTGAAGCATTAAGAGTGACTGCAGCTGATTCTGTTGGAATGAGAATTGTTGTAAAAGCAGGTTCAGCAAGCTTAAAAGGTTATCAATATATTAATACGTCTGCTTTTGCAGTACCTATTGACGTTGCTTCTTCAACACAAGATCGAACAGATTCAATTGTTGTTCGTCATGACTTGAACGCTAGACAAGCTTATGTAGCAGTCAAAAAAGGCAATGTCTCTGTAGAGCGCTCAACAGAAGTTTATGAAATCCAACTAGCAACGGTCAAAGTACCAAGGAACAGTTCGGCGATTACTGCAGATTTAATCACAGATAAGAGATCAGATGCAAAAGTTTGTGGTTATTCAACACCTTTTGCCAATGTTTCTGTATCAGGATTAGAAGCACAATATGAAGCAATGCTAAAAAAAATTGTAGAAACCAACAAGACAAGTTATGAAAAAATCCTAAATGATTTTAAAAACTACGTTGCAAAAGCACAAACCGAGATGGATTCTAATATTGAAGAAATTATCCGATCAGGTAATGGAAAAGTAAGTGCTTTTGATGTCTTAGTTCACGAATGGTTTGCGGCTTTAAAAAATGAGCTAGATGCAAATCAAGCATCAAATTTACAGAACCAAATCAATGAAATGAAAGCTACTGAAGAGTTACCAGCTATAGAGCATAATTTACGCGGTTATCCTAATGTACAAGTTTTGTATTGGGAATACGGTATTGGCCTATCAGGATTAGCTAATGAGCCAACAGGTCTAGGCGGTAGCAATGTGATAAAGATTCCTCACAGTGTAGAATATCTTGATTTATTCAGTTTCAAAGTTAAAGTGCCAATGAACTTTAAAATGGTAAATCCAACAGTAACAAAAATAGATAGTCGAACTATTCGCTTTATTGAAGCATTTAAAGTTATAGAAATTAAATTTTAGGAGGAAAAGAATGTATACATTTAAAAAAGGTGATGCAGACTATCAAGTCATGTTGAATGAAAATTTTAACGAAATCACGAGCTCGTTAGAAAATGGTGCGCTAGTTGCTAAAAAAACCGTTATTAAGGCGCAGGACTGGGACACAGTTTTAGATGAAGGTATTTATACTGTTTTCGGTGCTTCCGGCGCAAACAGACCATACACAGGAGCTGTTTACGGTGTTTTGGTTGTATATGCAGATAATACGTTTATTTGTCAAAATTATATGTATAAGGGTGAAACCTATATCCGCAGTCGACAAGGAAGTCCTGCAATGTGGACGGAATGGAATAAATTAGCTAATGTAAGTCAGCTGAATAATGAAGTGCTGCTAAATAGACAGCCTATTAAAATTTCTGATGGCACAGTCACGTTGCTCGACAATGTAAGCAACTATGAGGCAGTAAAATTTATTTGTGAATATCAAGGTAATCGAACAGATGCTACCATCCTGAATAATAAATCTGGCGAAATAGATATTAGAAGTTCTGCAATTAACATTTACGATGATCCTACAAGCAACGGTTGGGATATGGGAGAGATGCTAATTCATGTTTCTAATAACAAAATTAATTTCACGTATGCAAAAACTATTTCTAAAAGTGGAACTATCGAAACAAAAACAGATAATCTTAGAGTAATTCATGTTATTGGAGTTAAGAAAGCTCCTCAACTACCTGGAAATTAAGGGGGCTTAATATGGAAAAATATTTTAACCACCTGTCAATTGTAGCCAGTATTGTAGGTGGTATTTGCGTTAGCTTTCTTGGGGGAATGGATCAGTTGTTAGATGTTTTGTTATTTTTGATGATTGTTGATTTTGTAACAGGTTGGCTTAAAGGAATCGCTACTAAATCACTATCAAGCAAAATAGGTATGTTGGGAATCGCCAAAAAAGTAATGATTTTATTTGTAGTGGCAGTTTCTGTGAAAGTTGAAAGTATTGTAGGGAATAATATTCCTATTAGAGAAATGGTGATTATTTTTTACATTGCAAATGAAGGCATTTCATTCTGCGAGAATGTATTGGAATTCATTCCTTTACCAGAAAAGTTAAAGGATTATTTTATTCAATTACGAAATAAAGACAAGAATTGAAGCGGCTTGTGTCGTTTCTTTTTTTGTTTAAAAAATAGGAAAGAGGTTTTTAAATGAAAAAGAAAATTTTAGCAGGAGCGCTTGTCGCTCTGTTTTTTATGCCTACAGCTGTATTTGCCGCAAAAGGAGACCAAGGTGTGGATTGGGCGATTTACCAAGGCGAACAAGGTCGTTTTGGCTATGCACATGATAAATTTACTATTGCTCAAATTGGCGGCTACAACGCTAGTGGTATTTATGAACAATACACATACAAAACGCAAGTAGCAAGTGCCGTCGCTCAAGGTAAACGCGCACATACCTATATCTGGTACGATACTTTTGGTAGCATGGATATTGCAAAAACAACAATGGATTACTTCTTGCCACGTATTCAAACGCCTAAAAATTCCATTGTTGCATTAGATTTTGAACATGGAGCTAGTCCTGATGTAAACGCAAATACAGAAACGATTTTGTATGGTATGCGCCGTATCAAACAAGCAGGATATACACCAATGTATTATAGTTACAAGCCTTTTACGTTGCAATACGTGGACTATCAACGAATTATTAAAGAGTTCCCTAATTCCTTATGGATTGCTGCCTATCCTAGTTATGAGGTAACGCCAGAACCATTGTATAACTATTTTCCAAGTATGGACGGTATCGCAATTTGGCAATTTACCTCCACTTATATTGCTGGTGGATTAGATGGTAACGTAGACTTAACAGGTATTACGGATAACGGATATACAGCTACTGACAAACCAGAAACGGATACACCAGCAACAGATGCAGGCAAAGAAACTGAAGATACGCCTAATACTGCAGTAAAAGTCGGTGACACAGTTAAAGTGAAATTTAATGTAGATGCATGGGCAACTGGTGAAGCTATTCCGCAATGGGTTAAAGGCAACAGCTATAAAGTACAAGAAGTAACTGGAAGCAGAGTATTGCTAGAAGGCATCTTATCATGGATTAGTAAAGGCGATATTGAATTATTGCCAGATGCAACAGTTGTTCCTGATAAACAGCCAGAAGCAACACACGTAGTTCAACATGGCGAAACATTATCAAGTATTGCTTACCAACATGGAACAGACTATCAAACGTTAGCGGCATTAAATGGTTTAGCTAATCCAAATCTAATTTACCCTGGTCAAGTTTTGAAAGTTAACGGATCAGTAGTAAGCAACGTTTACACAGTTCAATACGGTGATAATTTATCAAGTATTGCAGCCAAACTCGGCACTACTTATCAAGCCTTAACTGCATTAAACGGATTAGCAAACCCTAACTTGATTTATCCTGGTCAAACATTGAGCTATTAATTTTTTGCAAAATTGGTTGAAATTTAGAGGTACCTCATTTAAAATAGAGTTACCTTTTCATATTATGACTCTTTTCGATTTAGAAAAGAGATGCTCCTATCTTATGAGGTAGGAGCATTTTAATTTTACTCATACGTAGCTTAGTTTAAAGCTATTGTATTACATAAGAAAACACCTACTTAAGACGCACAATACTTCCCCAAGTTGTGTAT